ACCGCTGGTATCAGTCCATCCATAGACTACTTCGACAGTGTCTATGAGTGGTACGCCTCAGGTCCACGACAGCGTCTACAACCGGGTGGCGCAATTATTATCGTGATGACACGGTGGCATGAACTGGATTTGACAGGCCACATCCTTCAGTCATCGGAAGAACGCAAGGGTTCTGACAAGTGGGAAGTCATTGAACTCCCAGCGTTATACGAAGATGGAGAACCTCTCTGGCCAGACTTCTGGAGTAAAGAGGAACTACACGCCCTCAAGGCAGAACTGCCAATATCTAAATGGTCTGCCCAGTATCAGCAGAAACCAACCTCTGAAGAAGGCGCACTGATAAAGAGGGAATACTGGAAGGAGTGGAGAAAGGGCAGTCCACCGCCGTGTGACTACATTATCCAGTCTGTCGATACCGCACACACTAAGAATGCGCGGTCAGACTACTCTGCGATTACAACATGGGGCGTGTTTGAACACCCAAACGATGATGGGCAGTTGGTGCCTAACATCATCCTGCTTGACGCTGTTAATGAGAAACTTGAGTTCCCTGAACTAAAGAACAGGGCATTGGAACTATATTATGCTTACGAACCTGACGGATATCTTATTGAGGCTAAAGCGGCGGGTTTACCGCTTATTCAAGAACTTCGCGCTTCAGGTATTCCTGTCATGGATTACACTCCGAGTCGCGGTCAAGACAAACTGTCACGCGTTAATTCAATCACTGATATATTCGCCAACGGTATCGTATGGCATCCAGCAACTCGCTGGGCTGAAGAAGTGGTTGAACAATGCGCGTCTTTCCCTAACGGAGCGCATGACGACCTTGTGGACTGCACGACCTTGGCGTTGATGAGATTCCGCCAAGGCGGTTTCTTGAGTCTTTACAATGACTTTGAGGATGAGGAGCCAGAGTGGCGTCCTCGCCGACAGAACCCTTATTACTAAGGATTAGATATGGAAGAAGATGAAATGGCAGAAGCCGCCGAAGACACATTGCAGATAGGCGTACTGAACCCAGAAGCCATCATCATTGACGATGATGAAGGTGGCGTTGTCATTGACTTTGACCCAATGTCCGATGAGGACAACATTCCTTTTGACGCCAACCTAGCGGAGCATATGGACGATGGGGATTTGAACTCCCTCGCCGCTGACTTGGTCGCCGCATACGAAGAAGACCGCGCATCACGAGACGAGTGGGAACAGGCTTACATTGACGGCCTCGACTTGCTTGGCGTTAAGATTGAGGACAGAACTACACCGTTTGAAGGTGCCACTGGCGTAACACACCCCATCCTAAGTGAGGCTGTAATTCGCTTTGTCTCACAGGCGATGATGGAAATCTTCCCCTCTAACGGACCCGTAAGAACTACGGTCATCGGCAATAAGACAGCCGAGAGGGACGAACAGGCGCGGCGCGTACAGGATTATATGAACTATCTCCTGACAGAGGAGATTGAAGAATACCGTCCATCTACAGAACAACTGCTGTTTAAGACGGCATTGGCTGGCTCTGGTTTCCGTAAGGTATACTACGACCCACAGCACAACAGGCCGGATAGCATCTTCGTTCCTGCCGAAGACTTCGTTGTTAGTTACGACACAACAGACCTGAAGTCTTCTACACGCTACACCCATGTCATGCGGAAAAGTGAAAACTTTGTGCGCCGTATGCAACTCAGTGGCTTCTACCGCGACATCGACTTGGGAGAAAATGCGAATGAAGGTAGTGATATACAAACAAAATACAACGAACTCACAGGAGTCACAGAGGTCTCAGAGTCAGACATCAGAACACTCCTCGAAGTCTTCGTTGAACTCGACCTCGAAGGGTTTGAACACCTTGGACAAGACGGAGAGCCATCAGGACTCAACCTCCCCTATGTCGTCACAATCGACTACGCATCAGGTTCCGTTCTATCAGTTCGCCGTAATTATGAAGAGGACGACCCACTAGCGGAGCCGCATCAGCACTTCGTTCATTATAAATTCCAGCCGGGGCTTGGATTCTATGGCTTCGGGCTTATACATCTCATTGGTTCTATCGCTAAGTCTTCCACTTCAATTCTGCGTCAACTCATTGACGCTGGGACACTCGCAAACCTTCCTGCCGGATTCAAGGCCAGAGGCTTGCGTATTAAAGGTGACGACAAGCCAATCGAACCCGGAGAGTTCAGAGATATTGACCTTCCGGGTGGGGCGATACGCGACAACATCTTACCCTTACCATTCAAGGAGCCGTCCCCTACCCTAGCCCAGTTGATGGGTGTGCTGGTTGAAGAGGGTCGCCGCATTGCATCAATCGCAGACTTGCAGATTGGCGAGGGCAACCAAGAGGCACCAGTCGGAACAACCATTGCCCTGATTGAACGGTCAATGAAAGTCATGTCTGCCGTTCACGCAAGGCTACACAACAGTTTACGCCGCGAGTTCAAACTACTAGCGGCTATCATTAAGGATACTCTTCCTGAGTATCCATATGATGTTGGGGCAGATTCGTTAATAGCGAGGTCAGATTTTGATGACCGAGTTGATATCATACCTGTCTCTGACCCCAACGCCACATCGTTTGCACAGCGGATTATGCAACAACAGGCCGCATTGCAAACATCGGCGCAAGCACCACAACTATACGACTTGAGAAAACTGCATCGCTCTTTCCTCAAGACCGTTGGTGTAGACGGTGTGGACGAAATCGTGCCAGACCCAACAGATGTCCCAGCGTTTGACCCAGTGTCAGAGAACGCACGGATGATGGCTGGCGCACCTGTCAAAGTCTTTTCCTACCAAGACCACGACAGTCACATCTCTGCCCACATGTCTCTCATGCAAGACCCAAGTCTTCAGCAGAACCCAATGGGCAAGCAGATTACTGCCGCGCTGTCAGCGCACATCTCTGAACACATGGCACACAAGTACCGCAATCAGGCGCAGGAACTCATCGCTGATGAACTGCCGCCTCTCAACAGAGAGGCAGAGGGCGGCTTGACCGAGGACGAAGAGATGAGAATTGCCTCACAGGCCGCACAAGCGGCGGCACAAATGACAGGAAAGGCACAGCAACAGGCTGTTCTTGAACGACAAATGGCGGCGGCACAGGACCCAGTAATGCAACAACAGCAAGCAGAATTGCAAATCAAACAAGCGAAGGTACAGCAGGACGCACAGGAAGCACAGTTGGACGCACAGGTGGAACTCCAGAAGGCTAACATGCGTACCCAACTTGAAAGAGAACGACTCCAGCAACAAAGAGAAATAGCAACGATGAAGGTGCAAGCAGACCTGATGAAGGGCAGACGCTAAATAACATCGGCACTGACCACTAACATCATGTTATATATAAGCTAAAGGAGTTCTACATGGACCCACAAGTTCATGCATTTGCGGATGAGGTCCGCAAGACCTTACGGAACTATATGAACGAGTTAACTGATAATGTTGCACTCGGTTCCGCAAAATCATTTGAGGAGTACCAGCGAACTGTCGGTCAGATTGAAGGTCTGGCGATAGCAGAACGAGAACTTCTGAACCTCCTCAATCTCTCAGAAGACTGAGACTCGGCGTGGCTTGACCGCTAGGTAAGTAAGCTAACAGGAGAAAGTATGTCGTCCGTATACAGTACGGGCGCGGTTGTCGTACCTGACAACCCGCCAAAACCTATGGGTTATCACATTCTTATTGTGATGCCGAAGGTAGAAGAAAAAACCAAAGGTGGGGTAATCCTACCTACGGAAGCAAAGTCACGAGAAGATGTTGCTTCGATAGTTGGTAAAGTCATTTCTGTAGGGGAAACTGCGTACCCCGATACAGATTATCGTTTCGCTTCAGGGCCTTGGTGTCAGGAAGGCGACTGGGTGATGGTCAGTAAATATGCCGGACATCGCTTTGAATATGACGGTTGTGAGATGCGTATTCTTAACGATGACGCAATCTTAGCAGTCGTTGATGACCCAACCAAAGTTTCGAGGGCAACAGCATGAGTGAAGAAGATATTAAGGATAATGATGAACTGGAAGTCGAACTGGAGGAGAATGAAGAAGAAACTCCGAAAGATGAAACGGAAGTTCAAGAGGATGATTCTGGGCAGGATTTAGAAGCCTCTGAAGACCAGCCAAAGAAATCATCCAAGTTCCAAAAGCGTATTGATGACCTAGTTCACAAACAGCGCGAAGCGGAACGACAGCGTGACGAATACTATCGCGTAGCCCAGAAGGCTATGGATGAGAACAACTCACTGCGTAAAGCGGCACAAGAGTTCTCTAATACATCCGTAACTGAGATGGAAGCGCGTATCAACGCTGACATTGAAAAAGCAAAGTCTGATTATAAAAAAGCATATGAAGACGGTGATGCTGACAAGATAATCGAAGCACAAGACCGCATGATTAAAGCGGCTTCCCAGAACACAAAACTGGAAGCAATGCGGACAAAGGCTTCGCCAGATAATTATCAGCAGTATGACCCGATTGCACCGCCACCAGATACTAAGGCGGTGGAGTGGGCTGGTCGTAATCCTTGGTTTAACAAGGACATGGTTATGACCAACGCCGCATACGCTATCCACGATGACATTGTCAGAGGTGGGGTCGAGGCGAGTAGTGACAGATACTACGACATGATTGACCAGCGAATGCGCGAAGAGTTCCCACACAAGTTTCAAGGCGAGGCGCAGGACACGCCAAGCCGGACCCGAAAGGGTAACGCAACCTCTGTGGTTACGCCGGGAGGCAACGAAAGTGGCCGTTCCAAGAAAGTCCGACTCTCACCTTCACAGGTGGCCGTAGCGAAACGCTTGGGTGTTCCCCTTGAGGAATACGCAAAGCAGTTTGTTGCGCTTGATAATTAGGAGGCATTCACATGTCTGATACAGCAAAAGCATCCCGTACCCCTCGTTCAGTAGAGAAGCGTGAACAGGAGTTACGCCCCCAAACTTGGTCTCCACCTAACATGTTGCCAGACCCTCTTCCAAAAGACGGTTACACATTTAAGTGGGTTCGCATCGCTACTCAGGGACAAGACGACCCGATGAACTACTCTAAGAAACTCCGTGAGGGGTGGGAGGCAGTTCCTATCGAAGAGGCCCCTGAGATGGAACATCTTGTTCTAGACCCGAACCCTCGCTTCAAAGGCAACATCGAAGTAGGTGGTCTGCTTCTCTGCCGGATGCCCGAACATATGGCACAGCAACGCAACGAACACTATCGGCAACAGTCTACTGATGCCATCCACTCCGTTGACAATGCACTTATGCGGGAATCCAACCCACGGATGCCGATTAACGCTCCAGAGCGTTCTAGTCGTGTGTCCTTTGGAAAAGGCTCCTAACACTCGGTTGGGGGCTATAATCTAACCTTTAGGGAGAGACATAATGTCTGCTACTTCAGCCCCCCGTGGCCTGAAGCCGATTGCACTCCTTGGGGGTATGCCGTTTGCTGGCTCG